CTTATTGGTGAAGGTATCCAAGGAAATCCGTATAAGATTAAAGGACAGACAGTAAGATTCTTCAATTTGTTTGATATTGATTTACAAGAATATCACTCATTCAATATGATGAAATCAACTCTAATGATTATGGGTCTTGAGATGGTTCCAGTTGTTGATGAATATTTTACACTTCCCGATACGGTTGAGGAACTATTGAACTATGCGGATAATAAGTCATTACTAAATCCCGATTTTGATAGAGAGGGTGTGGTAATTAGAACACTTGATAGAAGAGTTAGTTTCAAAGTAATTTCAAATAAATTTCTCATAAACGAGAAATAAATTTGGAATGCGACAAAAGTTGATGTATATTTGTCACCGTTAAAACATTACCCCAATGAATACAACTAAGAGAGCGAAGACTATGGGTCTTCACGAGTGGTCAAAAAATGACACTATCATCAGCCTTTACGTAACAAAATTCGGAACTAAAGGTTTGTACTTGAAAACAGAAAAAGATGTTGCCAAGTTTATTGGAACAACTGAAGGTTCACTTAAAATGCAATGTGCGAACATGCGTTCTTTAACAGGACAGAAGAATGGAGTTCTTTCTGATTTCTCACAACTTCAGTCTGAAGTGTTCAATGAGTACAACGGAATGAATCAATATCAGTTGATGAAAGAGGTGAAAACCATTATCAATCAAGACGATTTTGAACGTTGTGAAGCTTTGAAGCGTATGGGCAAGGACCCAAGAAAAATGACAAAAATTAACTAAAATATGGCAGAAACTTTAAACCTGGTCAATTGCGAAGATAAACTATCTTGTAAATACAAGATTAGTAAATTCCCTGATGGTCAACAATCACTAACAATCATTGAGGATGGTAACGATACCTTTGATAGATTAAAGGGTCAAAACTACGGAATAACGATTAAATCAAGATTGAATAACTTTGAGGACCTTGAGTTAATCATATGTGCCACTCAAGCGTTACGAGGTATAGGGGTTAAAGAAATTAACCTTTACATCCCATACTGTACAGGTGGTCGTAGTGACCGAAAATTTACTGAAGGAGGTATCAATTATATTAAAAATGTAATTGCCCCAATCATCAATCTACAAAACTACAATCAAGTAACTATAGTGGACCCCCACTCAGATGTTCTTGAGGCATGTATCAACAACTTCAATAAGGTTGATAACGTGAAAGTGGTAAGGTTCGCTCTTATGGATTACTTTAAAAGTAATAACATTGTGATAAGCGACTACAGTAAACTTAGATTACTTTCACCTGATGCGGGAGCACTTAAAAAAGTATTTGCCGCCGCTGAAGGTATTGGTTATGAAAACGAGGTGATTATAGCTGCAAAACACAGAGACCTAAAAACAGGTAAAATTACACACACAAGTGTACCTCTCGGACCTGATGATATGGATAAAGACATTTTTATTCTTGATGATATCTGCGACGGAGGTCGTACCTTCATTGAAATTGCTAAAACTATCAGGTCTCATGTTTGGCCTAAAGATGAATACTTCAGAGGAAAAATTTATCTGGTAGTTACTCACGGAATTTTTAGTAACGGATTTCAAGAACTCGGAGATTATTTTGATGGGATTTATTGTACAAACTCAATCAAAGATATCTCTTCCGCGGGAACCAATTCAGAACTCCAACCAATTAATCTAAAACAATTAAATATTTTTTAATATGAACCCACTACTTTTAACTGACGGTTATAAAACCTCACATAACAAACAATACCCAAAAGGAACAACTTTGGTGTATTCAAACTTCACACCTCGTAGTAACAAATACGCACCTAAAGGATGTAACGAGGTGGTAGTATTCGGAACTCAAATGGTTATGACGCAATTGCACGAAGCATTTGAGAAGGAATTTTTCAACAAACCAAAAGATGTGGTTTGTGGTGAAATGAAACAAGAGTTATCGGCTTACTTGGGAAGTGATTATGATGTGAGTCATTTTGAATCTTTACACGACTTGGGTTATCTACCGATTCACGTGAAGTCACTACCCGAAGGGACTAAGGCACCAATCAAAGTACCTGTACTTACAATCTATAATACTCACCCTGATTTCTTTTGGGTAACAAATTATCTTGAAACTATTTTGTCCAATCTTCTTTGGAAACCAATGACCTCAGCGACCATTGCTCATCAGTATCGCAAAGTATTGACAAGTTGGATGGAGAAAACCGATAAGGAACGTGCGTGGTTCATTGACTGGCAAGGTCACGACTTCTCAATGAGAGGTATGGATAGTGTTGAAGCGGTTGTTAGTTCAGGATTGGGTCACTTGACATCATTCTTGGGTACCGATTCACTTCCCGCCATTCACGGGGCACGTAAATACTACGGGGCAAAAGATTTCGTAGCAGGTTCAGTACCGGCAACAGAACACTCAGTAATGTGTGCGGGTGGTAAAGAAGATGAAATTGAAACATTCCGCAGATTGTTGGAAACTTATCCAACAGGAATCCTCTCAGTTGTATCTGATACTTGGGATTTGTGGAAAGTATGTACCGAACACGTGGTAACATTGAAAGAAGAAATTCTTGCTCGTGACGGTAAATTGGTTATTCGTCCTGACTCAGGAAACCCTGTTGATATTCTTTGTGGGGAACAAGTTATATATCGTGATTATAGAGATGTTGTTGAAAACTCCGATTTGGATTTGACACACCCAAAATATAAAGGTGTTATTGAACTCCTTTGGGATGTATTCGGTGGAACAATTAACGAACAAGGTTACAAAGTTCTTGATTCACACATCGGAGCAATTTATGGTGACTCAATCACGATTGAAAGGGCTGACGAAATTTGTAAACGATTGGAAGCGAAAGGATTTGCATCAACAAATGTAGTATTAGGTATCGGTTCATTCACTTATCAATATAATACTCGTGATACATTCGGGTTCGCAATGAAAGCGACTTATGTTGAGGTAAACGGAGAAGGACGAGAAATCTTCAAAGACCCAATTACTGATGATGGTACAAAGAAATCTGCAACAGGTTTGTTGTCAGTAATCTACGACGATAACAATGAATATAAGTTGATTGATAAAGTGGATTGGGCAACAACTAATGACGGAGCCCTTCAAACTATCTACAAAGACGGATTCCAATATAATGTTACCACATTAGAAGAAATCCGAAAAAATTTGAAATAATCAAAAATTTTTAGTATCTTTGCGATATGAATGAGATACTAAACAAATATTACGAGGAAGGGTTGGTGTATAAGCAAGTACATCCGACCCTTCCTTTAACTATATGGAACTATACTGAAACTGTTCAGTATGAAGGTAAGTGGGATGACATTACCTTACAAACTCGTGGTTTAGTAACTGACGATAACGGTAATATTGTTGCCCGACCGTACAGAAAGTTCTTCAATATGGAAGAAGGCAAACACACTCCAACTCCTAACTTTGAGGTGTATGATAAAATGGATGGTTCGTTAGGTATATTATTCTATTATGAAGGTCAATGGGTATTTGCAACTCGTGGTTCATTCACTTCTGACCAAGCGGTGAAAGGACTTGAAATGTTACAAAAGTATGAGTATCAAAAACTACATAAGGATTACACTTACTTGTTTGAGATAATCTATAATGAAAATCGTATTGTTGTAAAATATCCATACGAAGATTTAGTATTACTTGGAATGATAAATACTGAAACCGGATATGAGGTTGATTTATATAGTGGGGATGTTGACGTTAGATTGAGTAACCTAATAAACAATCTTGGATTCAAAGTCGTTAAGAAATATGACGGTATAAACGATTATTCTGTCTTAAAAGAAATGATTAAGGATGATGAAGAAGGGTTCGTTGTTCGTTTCTCTAATGGGGACCGAATGAAAATTAAGGGTGAGGAATATCTTCGTTTACACAAAATAATGACGAATGTTTCTACAACTTCGGTTTGGGAAATGTTAAGTGAAGGTAAGGATGTTTTGGAAATATTAAAAGATGTTCCAGACGAATTCTATGATAAGATAAAAAAATACGTATCGGACTTACGATACAATCATTATCGGTATTGGGCATACGCGGCAAAAGTACATGAGTACTTCCGATATGGTAAATACGGAGATAGAGACCCCGAACCAACTAAAAAAGAGTTTGCAATTCACTTAGAAAATTGTAATGTTCATCCAAAAGTAAGAGCAATATGTTTCGCTATTTGGGATGGTAAAAACTGTGATAAAATAATTTGGAATTTAGTTAAACCAAAATTTGAGAAATTATGAATGTGTCAATGGACGGACTGAGAAATCAGTTGTTAAGAAATTATAATTCTTTAGTTTACAAGTTAAATAAAAGAATTTACGACAATGAGATTAGTATGGAAGTTGATGATATCCAAAGGGAACTTGACGGATTAAGAAGTTGTATCGTTACTTTGGCATTTACCTATATGGATGGTAACGATGGATGGCAGTCAATGCCTGATGATACTCATTTTGAGAACTTTAACCCTATGGAAGATGAAGAATGAGAAATTAAACATAGCGGTAATTGCTCACGATAACAAAAAAGCGGATATGGTTGCATTTATAATGAAAAGACTTGAGTTCTTTAAACATTATGTAACCATATTCGCAACTGGTACAACAGGGAAACATATTGAATTTGCGGGTCTTAAAGTTAATAGACTACTATCAGGTCCTATGGGTGGTGATGCTCAAATTGCGGCGAAAATCGTTAACAAAGAAATTGATTGTGTAATATTCTTTATGGACCCACTTTCATCTCACCCCCATGAAGTTGACGTACAAATGTTGTTAAGACTATGTAATGTTCACGACACACCGATAGCGACAAACTATTCAACCGCAAGTAAGTTAATAAAATATTTTGAGGTTGAGGAATAAATTTGTAGATTTGCATTATGATATTAAAAATTGAAAAAGACATAAAAGGTTTGTTCCCAAACATTTGGGTATGTTCTGACCCCCACTACAATCACAAAAATATTTGTAGAGGTGTTACGAATTGGAGAACCTTGGAGGGGGAAGTTCCTGAGGACCAAACCCGAGATTTCTCAACACTTGAGAAAATGAATGAGGCAATTCTGAATGGAATTAACTGGAATGTTGGACAAGATGATATTTTAATTTGTCTTGGAGACTGGTCTTTTGGTGGGTTTGAATCTATTAAACAATTTAGAGATAGAATTGTTTGTAAAAATGTACACTTAGTGCTTGGTAACCACGACCACCACATTGAACGTAACCGAGAAAATATTAAGACTTTATTTAGTTCAGTTTCCGAATACTTGAGAATTGTTGTCATGGAACCGATTAAAAAGGATGTTACCAAACGACACGAATTTGTATGTATGCACTACCCAATCCAAAGTTGGGACGGGTTGAATAAAGGAGTTTACCATCTTCACGGACACGTACACTTACCTGATGAAAGAAAATTCGGTCGTGGTAAGAAAATGGACGTTGGTTTTGACGGGCACCCTGAATTCCGACCATACAACCTATTGAAAGAAGTTGTCCCGATGTTAAGTAAGAGAGAAATATTGTCGGACATGCCAAACGACCATCACCTTGAAAGACTATTGAACAGTGACAAATAAAGAATACATATTATGTGCAGCGGTATGGTACAAGGACTTACCAATGGTTAAACCTGAAATTTTAGATAACCGAGGTTTTAGACCCTATAATGTTGATAGAGGAGTTGTTATATCGGGGTGGAGACACGGAAATTGTATCTATCAGATGGTTGCAATCACGGGACTTCGCTCAATTCCAGAAGAAGCGGGTGAGGAGGTTCAAGGGTTCCTAACCAATAAAAACAGATTTGTTGATAGGGTTGAGGGAGCACAAATAGCATTTGATGCGGGTCAAACCGATGAATTAAAAAATAGATTATTTAGTGAAGATTTATACTAACAATGATTAACAATCTTGAATACATAAAACCATTTTTGGTCTTTGAATCTGAGGATGATTTTTATCTTCTTCAGATTCTTAGACGCAAAAAAGAAAATCCTGATGTTGGTAATAAGCCAAATGTGGTTAAGACCTACTACATTGATTCTATTGAGTATTTGGATAAGGTTATGCCAGAGATAATTGGTTTAACTAATGAAAGGAAAGCTAGGGCTTATATTAATTTAAACCGAAGGTCATTTAAAAAAATCGCATTAAAAACTTTGCAAGAAATCGCAAATAATATTGAATCGGGTAATTTTAAATCGGCTAAAAAATCTTACGATAAGATTGCGGGTAAATACTCAAACGAAAAAGATAAGAAGTGGATTGTTGATATTGACTGGAAAGATTTTCCGAATAAAAAAACTGAATTTGCCTACGTAATGACTTTGGTTAATCAATTACAAGAAGAGGCTGGTAAAGAACCACTTTCAGAACCACTTATGACTAAAAACGGAATACACTATGTAACAAGACCATTTAATTTGGAGAAATTTCATAAGCAATACCCAATGGTTGAAGTACACAAAGATAGATACACAATTTTATATACAAATTAATATGATACCAAAAATTTTATACTTTATTTTTCCATTTATTTGTTAATTCAACCAATCCTGAATTTATTAAAGATAATAATTCAGATTTTTTTAATTTTGGAATATCTCTAACTTTGAAAAAATAATTATTTTTTTCACAGTATTTTTCGGCGGATTCAAACTTCAATGAATTTTTTGAGTTCGTCCATAATTTTTTTGGTTTACACTCAACGATGTATGTCCCATTTATTACAAAATCAGGGAAGTAGTTCTTACTAATACCATCTTGTGTGTACGATATTTTATATTTTTCTGATTCACCATTTTCCCATATTAGATTAAATCGTTCAATTACGTAAATCATATAACTTAACTCAAGTAAACTACGAAAAAACCACCCTTTATACCAACCACAAATACCATTACCTGAATTTATAGGTGCGGGTTTCCCATACATTGAATTTTTTTCACCTGAATTAATTAAAGATTGTTTTTTTTTGTATTCAATTAATTTCTCATCCGCAATTTGTTTGCCATATTTTTCAAACCAAACATCATAAACAGATTTACCAAACATTGGATTATTTTTTCCCGATACCGATTCTGACATTTTTTTTCTAAATTCTTCAGTTTTATATATTGACCAATTTCTATTTTTAAGTATTTTTTCTTTGGTTTCCTCCGTATGATGTTTTCCAAAAAACGGATTTCGCTCACCGTGTTTTCCATACATTGGATTTTTACTACCTTTTACCCTTTCTGACATTTTTTTTCTAACATCATCAGTTATTGTGTTTTTTATACCACAACTTTTACATTTTGAATGTTTTTTTTCGGCTTTTAACATATTGTACTTATTTGTATATGAAATTTCACAGTCACATAAAGGACATTTTCTAATAAATGTTGTCATAATCATTTTTTTTTAATACATTTGTATTCAGTATCAAGAATACCTCTAATAATAAATATATGGAAAATAAAAAAAATATAGCGCCCCTCCCAAAGGTATTGTACCTTGTAAGAGGGGTGCCTTAACTAGGGTGCGGTAAATCAACATTTGCTAAACATATTTGGAATGATTATGCCATTTGCGAAGCGGACCAATATTTCGTGGATAGGGAAACTGGAGAATATAAATTTAATCCTGACGAAATTAAAATTGCTCATCAGTGGTGTAGAGATGAGGTTGAAACTCGTATGAAAGACAACCAAGTAAACCCCCAATACTACCCTGAAATTGTTGTTTCAAACACCTTCACCCAAGAATGGGAAATGGAACCTTATTTTAAATTGGCTGAAAAGTACGGATATAAAGTATTCAGTTTGATAGTTGAAAACCGACACGGGGGAGAAAATCAACACGGTGTTCCAAGTGATAAAGTTCAAGTAATGAAAGACAGATTCCAAGTAAAATTATGAGTAAGAAAGATAATACAGAATACGTTGAGGAAGTAAATCTACCTATGCCCTGGTGGGGATGGGTAGTTTTTTCTTTGGGGGTCATAACAATATTAATCGCGATTTGTTATGACAAGATTGGATAGAAAGATAAGGTTTAAAACTGAAAAAATTATTACCGTCAATAATTCAATATTTGGTTTAATGGATATTGCAATGATGGAATCTTTCAGGATTACTGAAGACGAATTGGATAAGTTATGTGAGGTTGCAACCGATGAAGAACTAAATTTATTTGTCAGTGAAACCCTCAGTTTTGGTGAAAAAAGAAAATTGATATTACTACTAGAAGAAAAAATTTATGGAAAAAACAATTAACATTAGATTTGTAAATCGTCCTGGTTATAAGGATAGTGATGGTCAGTACGCAATACAACGTATGACTTGGTATGGAGGATGGCGTTATATAGGATACACTATTAATATGGGATATGGTAGTATCTATGATTATTATGTGGGTAAATCAAAGAGAGAGGTACTGAATAAAGTACTTGAAAAGTATTACAAAATGGATAAACGTTTTGTTAATGTTATTGAACATCCGGGACTAAAACTTTACTAATATTTCTATGAATTCAAAAATAAAATTTGGCAAGATTGCCACTGAAATTCGTGAGGGTAAATTAACACATGTTAGTGCCGGTACAACTTATAAAACAATGGA